ATGATCTACGGCGCACTCCCGCTTGACCTCGGGCTGGTGGATATCCGGCCCACCGAAATGATGTTCTGGATGTACTGTCCGATCGCGACGCCGCGCGAGATGATGACGGTGCCGGCCAACCTTCGCCAGTTCATGCCGATCCTTCACGCGATCGAGGCGCACGACCATGACGCGTTCGCCGGTCGATACGTGTACCTGACAGCTAAGACGCTATGGGTATCCGGCGACTATATCGGCAACCGGCCCGGGTGGCATTCCGATGGCTTCGGCACCTCGGACATCAGCTATGTATGGGCAGACCGCGCGCCCACCGAGTTCCTGGCGGATGAATTCACGCTGCCCGCAAAATGCGCCGATGCAATGGAGCGCATGGAATTTCGGGCCAAGCTGATTGGCGACATCCGCACGTACCCCGATCGCCACCTGTTGCGCCTTGACCAACGCGTCATTCATCGATCGCCGGTCGGCTTTGCGGCCGGGATGCGGACGTTCGCCAAGGTGTCGATATCGACCGACCGCTACGACCTCGAAGGCAATTCGGTGAACCACGGACTGCGTGAAACGTGGCCGCTGCGACCACGCCAAACCGAGCGCAACCACCCCCAACAAGTCCCCCTCCCCATCGAACACCTCAACGCCGCTGAGACTGGAGCAGGATGATGAAGGACGGTCGTAACATCACGTGGAACGTCTCGGAGGAGATGATCACCGAGCGCTGCTGTTCATGCAGTGTGCTTTTCGCCTACAGCGCTGAACGCCGAGCGGCGTAAGGACCGCAACTGGTTCTACTGCCCGAACGGCCACCAGCAGCACTACACCGGCAAGAGCGAGGCGGATAAGCTGCGCGAACAACTCGATGCGGAGAGACGCCAACGCCAGCGCGCCGAACAGAGCGTCGCCATGCACGCGGACGATGCGAAAGCAGCGCGCGACGAAGCCGAGCATCAGCGGCGACGAGCCAACGGCTACAAAGGCCACGCCGCCAAGATTACGAAGCGAGCGAAGGCCGGCGTCTGCCCGTGCTGCAACCGGCATTTCACCGCGCTCGAGCGGCATATGTCGACCCAGCATCCCGACTTCACCGCGGATGCTCCCGAGCCGGTCCTGAAGGTCGTGGGAGGTACCGCAGCGTGACCCACCCGATCGCAGCCCACTCGGTGGCAGTTGCAACCTGTCCGCGATTTCTGAACAACTTCGCACCGAGCGGCACTTTTCACAAACCCAGCGTTTCATGGAAAGTGCCGCCCGCAGTTTATAGATCCGTGGAAGGTGCCCCGAATGAACGACAACCTCTACGGCGACTTCCGCCGCGATTACGCGAAGGACACCGCTCGGGTGAACGGCATCCTGGCGGGGTGCATCGTGCTGGCGGTGGTGGCGTTTCTGCTGACTGTGTGAGCTAGAGAATAGGATGATGCAGGCCAGCGTCCCAGGCTTGACCGACGAGGAGTTGGTCGGACTGCAAGAATGGGCTTCTTCTAACCCCCGCGTCGCCGCGTTAGATGTTTTCGGCAGCCGGGCGCGTGGGGATCACCACACCGACAGCGACGTTGATGTAGCAATCGCGCTTACCGACGATCCCGACGATGAAGCGGCGGGACTATGGGTGTTCAGGCGCGAAATCTGGAACGCCGAGCTAACCGATCGGCTAGGCCTCGATGTCAGACTCGTGCGACTGACCCCTGACGACGATGGCGGGATCGGCGCGGGTGTCGCAGCCGACAGCATCCGCGTGTTCACCAAGCCGGATGCCTGATCTCGAATCGCCTTGCAATCGAACACCGATGCGCGAGGGTGGCAGGATGGCTCAAGCACCAGACCTCAACGACGCCCTAGCTCGAGTGAAGGCGTTCCGCGCAACCTGGAACGAAGGCGACGTGATCGATGAAGAGAGCGGCGTCACCGCGGACGACCTCGACGTGGTGATCGCGTTCGTGAACGACTTTCCCTCGAGCGACTAATGCCAAACGCCCCCGACATGGAAAACGAACGCACCGACCGTTGGGCGATGGATCTAGCCGCGCGTACGCCTGCCGAGATGGTGCCAGAGCTCGCCGACGCGGGTCCGTGGTGGCCGTGGCATACCGCCGAGCCGATCGTACGCCAAGTGTTCAGAGAGCGGCTACGGGTGTTCCTGACCGGCGATACGTCCGTGTTGCCGCCAGAGCGCGCGATGCACCAGAAGGGCAACGAAGGCGTCGGACTGGACGTGCAGCCTAACCCCCCAGCCGCTTCCCGACCTGCCTAGCCCCTTCAGCCTTGATAGCATCCACCACGTCCTCCCTCGACAGCTTCACCTTGTCCGACGCGACAGCCTTCGCGACGATCGATACCGCTACGGGCTTGGCGGCTTTCAGGAGGAGGGTGGCTAGTTTGGTGAGGAGGTTCATGGTCGGGCTTCCTCGATCGGCACCGGATTTTCCGGCGGGTTGGTGATTACGACGGGTTGGGGTGATGCTGCCTGCTTCTCGACGATCGTCGCGTTGCGGTCGGCCAGTTCGCCACCACCCTTGGTTGCGGCATAGGCCCACGCCACGACGCCGCCGACGAACGCAGTCCCGATGACGAGGGTGGCGATCGTCTGCACGAACTCGTCGTTTCGGAAAGACGCGCTGCGGTACATCATACTCAGCAGCATCACGGACAGCGCGAAGACGCCGATCCCTATCCAGCCGCGTGCGTCGGGGGCCCACCAGGGGCGCTCGTTGGTCGTCATGCCTGCGCCTCCATAGCGTCCAGCGTCTGCCGGGTGAGTTGCGCGGCCCCCAGCGACAGCATCCCGGTTGCTCGCATCCCGTCGATGTTGCCCCACCCGTAGAGCACGATCTGACCGTCGATCTCAGCGACCGCGACCATGCTTTCGATATGCTCAATGTCCCCGCTGTCGATCTCGTCGGCCATGCGGCGGAACTGCGCGGCGATGTCGTTGGCGGACACCTCGCGGAGCGGGACGACGTTAATGCTCACGCCGCGATCCTCGCCAGCCAGCCGTAAATAAACGACCGGTTCGCCGCCCGACCCTCAGCAAGCTCGGCGTAGCGAGTCCCCTGGAAGGCGTTCAGGAGTGCAAGCAAGCGCGTCTCACCCTCCTTGCCGCGCCTCGACAGGAACGCCTTCAGAGCGGCCACTGACGCCGGCCCCACGTTGCCGTCAACCGCCAGCCCCGCATCCGTGACGAGGTTGAGCGCGCGCTGCAGGAACCGACCCGCGACCGATGGCCCCATGTTCACGCCGGTGTCGACGAGCTCGGCCGCGATCGGGCCTGACACGTTGGCGACCAAGCCGAAGCCCGGGGCGATGACGTACTGCCCGCGGTAGATCGCAAGCGCAGTCTCGCGCGACATCGTCTTCATGGATCCGGTGTAGCCGTTCGCACGCGCGGTCCCGACCGTGATGCCCCAGTTGGTTTCGCCGCCGCGATCGTTCGGGTCGTTCACGTAGCCGCCCTCGGCTTTCAGAACACCGGCTAGGATTTCGTCGATCGTCATTCCACCACTCCATTGGAAGCCGCAGCGGCGCTCACGATTCGAGCCGCACGGATGGCCGCTTTCTCAGTTGCTTGGCGCGCGAACTGCTTCTCACGCATCTCGCGAATGCGGGCTACATGCTGGGCAGCCGACTCGGGCTTGCTCTCGATCAGTAGCAACAGCGCTTCGAACGCCGTCGTAACGTTGTTCAATTCGTGGCGAAGAATGCCGATCTCCGCTTCATACGAAACGCGCTGCTCGTCGATCTTCGCTTCCAGTTTTTCGATCCGCGACAACCGACGATCTCCCATCGCAGTTTTGGCTTTGAGGGCGGCCTCAGCCATGGCCGGCCAGCCTTTGATCAAGGCGAGCGCTACGAGAGCGAAGAGGCCCCAGATGCCGTAAGCACCGGGCGTCATGGCTTTCATGAATGCAGAGACGTCCATCACGCCCCCTCCCCACGCGCATGAGGGTGCTGCGTGGTCGAGAGGCGGTAGCTACGCACCACCAGCACCCAGGTTGACAGTGCCGTCGGGAGGTGGCGCCATGTCGAACGTCGCGCAGTATGCTTCCGGCTGGGGCTTTGCCAAGTCAGCCTTCAGGGCCGCGTTCTCCGCTTCGAGCATGCGCCGCTGCGTGTCAGCCATAGCCAACGCATCCAGCGCGGCATTCCGCTGCACCTTCAGGTTCTCGATCAGGATATCGCCGTCGATGTTCATACCGCCCCCTCAGATGTAGTTTTCGACGCCGCCGACCCAGCGCGGGAAGCCGTCTGGAAGCGACACGACGTCCATCGCGGACAGTTCGAACGTCCGGTTGTCGGTGAGGATGAAGACGGCGCCGCCCTCTTTGCCGTGGCGCGTGACCGCCGCGACCGCGTCGATTGTCGTGTTGGCTTCGATAAAATCAGGCATGTCAGACTCCGAACAGAGGAATGAGGCGAAACTGGCCGTTGGCGTTGTGGATGGCCCACCACTCCTTCACGGTCGGGGTGATCCCGGCGGGCAGAGTGCTGGTGAAGACGGGCGTCCCAGAGCCATTGGCAACGAAGTTCGCGGCGTTGCCGATCGCAACAGTGCCCTCGCCCTTGGTCGTCAGCTTCAGGTCGATGTTGGCGTTGAAGCCGTTGACCGCGATGACAGGCTGCTCGTTGATAAGCGCGCCGCTGAAGTCGAGGTAGTTGACTGAGGCGCCCACCGGCCGGAAGATCGCGACCGTCGTGTCGCTGGGCCCACCGATCGTCATGCCGAGATCGAGAAAGCTGATGCTCATCTTGCTCGTGGTGCTCGCGCCAGCCCCGTAGATGAACGACGTCTGCTGCCCCGCCGCGTTGCACCATGCCATTTGGTGACCGCGGGCGAAGAGGATCGCGTTACCGACGCCGATGCCGTTGCCGTCCGTGTCGCGGATCGACGAATTACCGAACACGATGCCAGCGCCGAACTTGGTCGGGTTGTGGCGGAAGTTGATACCCGCCGAGACGTCTTCGCAGCCTACGCCTGTGAGCGCGCCGCCGGATGCGATCTGGTGGACCACCGACTGCTTGCCGCTCTGCGCGTAAGGGTGGATCGCGTGATACGCACCCTTGTTGCGGCTGTCCGCCTCGTACGTGATGATCGAGCCGACGTCGTCGCTGTCTCGCGTGGCTTCGGAATAGATCGCCCAGGCGTCATGCGCGGAGACGGTGTTGTCGTTGACGACGTGCGCCTCGAGCCCGACAGCGCCACCGACAGCGGGGTGGAAGTTCGACGTCCGCGCCGCCACGGTCAGGCCGACCGCCGCACCGCTAAAGTTGTTGGTCAGGATGGCCGCTTGGCTTGATACGATGATGCCGTTGCCACGCCCCTGCGCGCGCTCGTATTGCGTGTACCAGTCCTGATGTGCCGGATCGTCGTTGGGGTAGTTGCCGTCGTAGCCGGCCGCGCCGCCGCCGAGGATGCGGTCGCCGATCGCGTTTCGAATGGCGTCGTCTAGGTTGACGACGAACTTGTCGGTGACGGGGCGCGTGCCCGAGACGGTCCCACCAGCGACCAGCGCGCCCGTGGTCAACGGCACGGCGTCCAGCTTCACCACGTTGATGTCGTCCGCCTGGCCGGTGAAGTTGCCGACGACATAGGCATAGACGACTGGCGTTGTGCCGCTGGGATCTGCGAGGATGTAGGACCTGTTTGTCGCGGGTGCGGCCTTCATCGCTGCCAGCGACGTAAAGGTACTGTTTGCCGGGCCCGTTTCGCCGACGAACTCCGCAGGCGTGCCGATCAGAACCGTGGAGCGCTGTGACGATGCGCCATACGAGACCTGGAGAAGATAGCGGGCGTCAGGCGCCGAGACGGTGAATTGACCGTCTGGACCCGTGACATCAGAATCAACGAGCGTCATGCCGTCGATCGAAAACAGCTGGACCGAAGCACCCATGATTGGCCGCTCGTAATCGTCGCGGACGAAATCGCTGTAGTCAGTCATAGGGCTGTCCCATAATTGAAGACCGACGCGGCAACTGTTGCGCTGGCTGTCGCTCCGCTGGCGTCGGTTACGGTGCAGATGAACGTGTCCTCGGCGCTGTCACCGCCGACGATGAACGCGGAAAATCTCGTGACCGCGGCCGAGGGGGCTATCGCTGTCATCGCTCCGTCTTGAGATACCCAGGCGAACCCGAACGGAGCGACGCCGCCCGTAGTGGAAGCCGTGGCCTCGTTGGTTACAGCGTTGGCGCCATTCGATTTGCTGACCGCGCCGGTTACAGCGCTAGGCGATATCGAAACTGTGAATGTGGGCGCTGGCGGCTGCGTCGGAGTCGGGTCGCCCGCAGGATCGCGCGCCTCTACAAGCACCGGAACCAGCATGTTCGCTGCGTTCCGGACCATCATCTGCACTTCGACAAGCGCGCCGGCCAAGTTGCGAATGCTCATCATGCCGGCTTCAGCCACAGATCGCCGGGCTGGCTGGTCGGGTCCGTCGTGTTTTCGGGACCGAACACGCGGAAGTGCGTGTACGCAGGGTTCACGTAATAGGCGTGGGCGCCAGCGCTCTGACGAAGGATATCACCACTGACGGTCCCGCCCACCGCTGGGAGAGGATCGGGAATCCCGGTAGCCGACCGAAGCGCGGCCTGGTTCGCGAGCGTGAGAAGCGCGCGACCGTAGGCCGTCGTTGCCAGCGCGGCGATAGCCGATAGATCGGTATCGAGGGGCTGAAACTCTGCGTCCGTGCTCGTCAGCGTTGGCGAGTAGTCGACCAGGTTGCCGTCCGCATCGCGTGTTCGCATCGAGAAATTGGTCGGCGCGAAATAGATCGACCCCGGGTAGGCGCCGTTCACGACCCGCCCACCGCTGGTGCGCAGCGGTTGCGTCGCGGGAACGGTCAGAGCCGTATCCCAGAATACGGGGATCGGGTTCGTCTCAGGGTCCTGCCCTGCTACACCGATGTAGATATACCCGGCGTCCAGCAACGCGCCACGCAGGTCCAGAAACAGCGGGATGGGGTTGGTGAGTTTCGTCATTTGTCCTGCCCCTGTGTCGCCGAGAGGTTGATCGAGGTTGGGACCAGTTTGCCGCTGCTGCCGCTGTCGATGTACTCGCGGACGAAATCGCGAGCCTGCTGGTCGAGGCGCCGACCCGTTTCCGGGTTGCCGTCGTACGAGGTGATGCCGGCCAGGGTTTTGCGGGTGGCGGCAATTTCTTTGCCCTTGCTGGCCAGTCCCACCGCCGCGTTTGCGACATGACCAAGGCCCGGGATCACGCCTGCAAACCGCAGCGTGCCAGCCTTCATGTAATTAATCAGCTTCGTTGCGGTCCCGCTTGGGTTCGTCGTTCCGCTGATCGGGATCGTCGCGGTGCCAATGATCCGGCGCAGCTTCATGAGCCCGTTGAAATCCTCCGGCGACAGCAGCGTGCGCAGTTTGTCGGCGCCGAACTTGTCTATCGCGCTGTTAAGCTTCGCGCCGCTGATCACATCGCCGATCTGGCCGTTGCCGTGGTTCACGTTCCGCGACAGCGCGGAGTCGAAGATGTCGGCCAGCCCCTGATGCTGGATAGCGGCCCACGCCTGGCGACCGTGGTCTGTACCCGACGACAGCAACAGCGCCTTCGTCTGCCGCAGGTTCGACACGCCCTTCGCGCCGGCACCAATAACCTGCGCGATCGCCTTTTCGGGGAGAAGGACTGGGGTATTCGTGCCCTTCTTGTTGGCGACGATGCTTTCGATGATGTCCTTGGCGTGGAACGTGCCCCGCTGGATTTTGTAAGCGTCACGCGCGGCACCGTAGGCGGCACCGATTTGCCCTTGGCCCTCGGTCGCACCCTTGGTCAGCGCCGCTTCGAGTGCATCGTCGATCGCGGGCTTGATGCCCTGAGAAGCGCGCGTCGGATCGCTCATGTAGAGCCGGTTCACGGCCTTGCGCAGATCCTCGGCGTTCGATGCCGTCAGCTGCTTGACCGGGCCACGGAATGAAACCGCCGATCCGTCGTCGAGCGTAACGCGGGTGATGCCGGCCTCATTCGTCGGCGCTGCGTCTCCTATAATGCCGTAGCGTGCCAGCTCCTGGCTGACCGCCTTCTTCACCGTCTCCGGCACGGCCTCGTCGATCAGGACGTCGGTCGCTGCGTCGTGGATGCCCTTGGTTTCAAGCCGCAGCCCGTCGCCACCAAGCGCTTCAGCCTCGCGGTAGAGCGAGCGCACGCCCTCGGCGCCGCTGTCGCGCAGCTTCGTTACAGCATCCTTCAGGACTTCGCCGCGGTCGGCTGCGTTACCGGCGTCGGGACCGAAGTTCGAACGAAACCGCTCGACTGCTCCTGCGATCTGGCGCTGCTGCTCCTGGAAGAACTGACGCGCCTGCTCGCCCGCACCCGTCGCCGATACGCGCAGGCTGTTCTCGTCGTTCTGGACGTCGAAATTCTGTTCGGCCTGGCCACGGGTAAGCTGCACGCCTTCTTCGCCCGCCTCGGTGAACGGATCGCGCGGCGGTGGAGGTGGAGCAGCAGGCCCATCGAACGCTTCGCCGGTGCGGAGGCGCCGCGCGATCTCGGTCTGGATCGCTTCCGACTGTGGGGTGACAGCAGGCCCCGGCGATGGTTCGCGCGCGGTCGGCTGAGGTTCCGGCAGCACTTCGCCTTCGCGTGGTCGGTTACGGGCGGCTTCCCGTGCTGCTTGGCGTTCGGCCGGCAAACGGCGATCCGACGTGCGACGTGCTCGAGCATATTCACGGAGCATGTCGTCTTCGGATGCGCCCACCCTGGCCGCAAGCTCGCGCCCCTCTTCGCTCAGACCGCCGCTAGGATCGATCGCGATTTCTCGCGGAAGTCTCGACGCCAAGCGCGTTGCTGCGGCTTCCGACGCGCGGCTTCCTGCGGTACCGCCACCGAGCCCGCCGACGAGCGACCCGGCGACACGCCCAACGGTGCCGCCAAGCCGTCCGCCCAGATCACCGCCGCTTTCGCCGCCCGCACCGCCGACGACACCGCCGACGAAGTCATTGACAGCGGACCCGGCCAATTGCTTGCCGACGAAGCCAGTCATGCCCGCAGCCGTAGATGCAGCCAGTCCAGCACCGGCAGTTGCGATCGCGCCAGCCCCACCACGCGTTGCGCTGCTCAAATAGCGCTCGGTATCGGTCACGGCCTTCGGCGCGCCCGTCAGGTCGCGAAGCGTGTTGCCGACGTCCTCGGAGAACGGGCGCCCCAAACCAAGCTTGTCGGTCACGAAATTCAGGCCCGCCCCAATCGGGTTAGCGATCATGCCCGGAATATCGGCGAGACCGGCAACCACGTCACCAGCACCACGGTACAGCGCGTCGCCAGCGCTTTCCGGGGCCACCGTAGCCGCCGGTGCGCCGCCCGGCATGGCTACGCCGAAACCTCGCCCCTGCTTTGCCGCGGCGATTGATTCTTCAAGGCCTTGGATCTGGTCGGGATCGCCACCTTGCGAAGTGACCAGCGCGCGGACGCCTTCGCGATCGCCCTTCGCGATTAGCGCTTGAACCTGCTGCCGATACGCGTTCACGTCGAGGCGCGCGCCTTCGATCTGCGCGTCGTCGGGTAGCGCCTCGAACCCCTCGGGGATCGGATCGATCTGCGCGTCGGCAGGAAGGTCGACAAAGCCGTCCATCAGCGCGCGACCACGCGGCGACCGTTGGCGAGCTGGAAGACCTGCTTGCCCTTGTACATCCCGATAAGCCGACCGCCTGGCGGATTGCCTGCTGCCTTACTCTCGCCCGCGGCACCCTGCGCCTTACCGCCGATCGTCGAGCGCAGGCGGCCCTCCTGCTCGTTGAGAGCGATGATCCGGTTGTGACCGTCGATCTTCATCTGCCGGATCGATGCCTGAAGCTGCGGCAGCGTCTGCGCGTTGTTGAGGATTTCCATAGCCTCATGCCGCGCGCTGTCGGACGTCACCGCACCGCCGCTCGCGCCGGACGCGAGCTTGGCATATTCGTTCGCAGCGGTGTTGACCGCCACGTTGAAGGCCGAGACATCCGGGTCGCCCTTGATGCTTTTGCGCCCGGCCTGGATCCACTTATTGAATACGGGGGCGCTGCCACCGACGCCCTTCGGCGCGAGCTTCAGCACCTGATCCACGTTGAGCATGAACGTGCGCTCGAAACCCTCGACGTTCGAACGGGTCTTCTGCAGCTGGCCGAGGGCCATGCGCGCGGCCTTCACATCCGCCTGACGCAGGTTGCTGTCGCCACCATCAAGGCCCTGCCCGGTCTGGATCGCCGCCGAGCGCTTCAGGATCGCCTGCCGCCATGCCGCTGCGACCTTCCCGCTACCAAGCGCGGGTAGATCGCCGCCGGCCGCTACCTTCTTCGCGTAGAAATCTACGGTCGCGCTATCGACCCCGCCCTCGGACGATGGCGCCGACGTGAATACGACCTTGGGGCCGGATTGAGCAGGCGCCGCTGAACGCGTAGCGCCGGCGGCGCGCGTCGAGCCCCCTTCGAACTCTGCCATCGCCTGCGCCATCTTCGGCAGCGAAACAGCCGCCAGAGTGTCGTCGGGACTGACGTTCAGCTTCTTGGCGACATAGCTGATGTAGTTATCGACCTGGGCCTCTGTATTGTCGCCGCCCTTCGACGCCCGAGGCGCCCACTTTTCGATGATCGCGCGAACGGATTTCCGCCCACCGCCGTAATAGCCCTTGCCCGCAAGCAAGCTCGCCTGTGCGCCCTGCCCCGCCTCGGCGCTCGGGAATATCGCATAGCCAGCGTCATCCGATCCAGTCGCGCCCTGCGACTTGGCGAACGCGCCATACCGAATGTTGCCCGGGTTCCTGTTACGGACGGAGCGGGGCTGACCGCTTCCTTCAGCCGCCCCGCCGCCAGATGCTGGATCACCTCCTCCCACTTGAACGATAGATTCGGAACCGTCGCCGTTCTTGATCGTGCGGTATTCAGGCTTCGGCGACTGGTACAGGATCGTGCCATCGTCGCCGACGAGCGCCCCGCCCTGCGATACGACGTGCGTATTGCTGTCGAGACGCTTGCCGACGTTCGCTGCGGCCGTCTCAGGGTTCAGCGCCGCCAGCAGGCCATAGACCATGCCGCCCGCCGCCTTGGCTTGCGCGGGATCGCCCGACGTAAGCAGGCCGTGCAGTTCGACGTCGTTCTCGTCCGGCTCGATGCCGGCCGCGCGGTCTGCCTCGATGTGGCGCTTCACTTCTGCCGCGGCGAGGTCGTATTTGCCGTTCTGGATCAGCGACTGCACCGGCGCGAGATTGCGAACGACCTTGGCGCCGTCTTCAGCACTGATACCCTTAGCTGCACCTTGGATTTGCGTGGCGAACTCGGGATACCGCGCGCTGATCGCGTACAGTTTCTCCGGCGACGGTTTCGCGCCCAACCCGGCAAGGTCGGTGCCGAATGACGCCCGTCGCTGCTGCTTGTACGCGGCCTCCTGCGCTTCCTGCTGCGCGCGCGCCTGAGCCTGCCCGATCTGTGCCTGGATAAGCTGCGGCTGCATGCGCTGGGTCGCTAGCTGCGCCTCCTGCATATCGCCTTGACGCCAGTTTGGGATAAGCGTTTGCGCCGCCCCGAGTGCTTGAGCGTAGTCGGACAACTGCATTAGAATATGCTCTTGAGGGCGCTGGTCAGGCCGAACCCGCCACCGCCAGGCATCGCGGCCGACGCAGCACTATCCAGCGCACCGCCAACGTTGGCCCAGTTCGCAGCGTTGATGCCGCCCTTGGTCAGATAGTTCGCGGCCTGAGCCTGTCCGATATTGCCGACAGCCGTCGTCGCGGCACCGGCGTTTGCCTGGCCCGCGTTCGCGACCGATCCCGTGGCGCCGAGCCCGAGCTGAGCGAGGTTGCCGTAATTCCCCAGCGCCTGCTGGTAGTACTGCTGCAGAAGTTGCGGGCTCAGCTGCCCGATCGCACCAGCCGTGTTCCCGCCGCGCACACCGCCTGTCGCCGATGCGGTCTGCAGCAGGTTCTCGTTCGCATTGGAAAGCTGGGTTTGGAAGAAAGGATCGAGCCCCAGCTGCTTGACCGCTTCAGCCATGCTCTCAGGGTCGTTCAACCCGATGAGGTCGCCGTACTTGCCGATCGCAGCGGTCCCCGCCTGCGTGTACGGCATATAGTCCGCGCGGGTCGTGTCGTACTGCTGCTGATTGATGTCGATCGCGCGGTTCTGCGCTGCAACTTGGGCGTCGGTAGCCTTCTGGCTCGCCTTCTTCTGCGAGCCGCCGCCGATGATACCTGAGATGACGGAGAACAGACCCACGGAACACACGCCTCGAAAGAGGTTGTGCCCCGGCGCAGGCTATGGAGTTTCTGCCGATGACGGTTATGATACGGCAAAAGCCCGGGTATCGCAATACCCGTTGGAGGTAAGGGTCATGGTTAAGTTTCGGGAAAGTGTCACCGAGTACGGCTGCGGGCTGATCGGGCTGTTAATCGGCGCGATCGTGCTAGGTGTAGGGCTGAAGATTGGCTGGACGCTGCTCGGTTAACCCGCCCGCCTGGCCACCATTCCCAGCTTCAGGTAGAGCCCCTTTGGCGGCACACCCCCAGCCCCAGCCGCATCATCATCGGCGTATTCAGCTGCTTCCAAGATAACCCGGTTCAACACGGCATCGTTCACCACCGGCGCCGCGAGCGTCTTATTCGCCAGCGTCTCCGCGCCGTCCAGCGTCGCCAACGCCCCGCCGAGTGGCAATACAACCGCCGTGTCACCTTGCGCGGTCAGATCGACTCGGAACCCGCCCGCGACATGCGCGAACCGATCGTCGACCGATAGCGTCAGGTTCGTCCCGTCATCGAGCGCGCGGATACCGTCGCCGAGCTTTAGCACCCGCTCGTTGTTGAACGTCGCGTTTGGCGACAGGACCAACACCGTTGCGTCCTGCAGCGCTTCCGTGGCGCCAACGTTGATGCCGATCGCTTCCTGCGTCTCGGATACCGCCTTGGCCTGCTGTTCGAACGCCGTGACCAAGCGGCGATCGCCGAGCGCCTTGAACAGCGCTTCCCGGTTGAGGGTTGGTGCAGTCGTCATGCGCTCAGGCCTCTCGCCGTCATCTCGCACGCCGCGAACCCCTGGATGGCAGTATCGTAGCCGCGGAAGCGCATGCCGATATAGTTGCGGATCCTCGCATGCGGACGCCAGATGATGCGTCGTTGCCGTGCACCAGTCGCCCCGGTTGCTCGCGCCTGCTCCTGTCCGAACGTCTGGCCGTCCTGCGACACCGACAGGAACACCGTGCCAGCATCGCCCCGGGCAGGTAGTGCGACCAGCTCGACCAAATCAACGATCGCCGTCTTGCCGGAATTGTAGATCAGCCCGGTATCGAAGCGCCATTCTGCAGGCTCGCCGAAGTGCGTCGATACCTCCGATGACAACGTGCCGAGCCGCGTCGATTGCACGTCGCCAACCATCGTCCGGCCATAGACGTTGACCGCGTTGCGCGGGCGGTACGCGCCAGACTGAGCGGAGCCTAGGCGGTACCACACAGGCTCGCCTGCCGCTTCGGTCGCCTTCGCCATGAAGCACCACGTCTCTTTGGCGAGGTGGATCAGGAGCCGAAGTTCGTCGCGCGATACGCGCCGCTCGAGAACGATCGCGGTCGGGTCCACTTCTGCTGACAGCGCGTCATCGACCTCGCGCGTGCTGATCTTGCTCGCACTGGCGCTGCCGGCAACATAGACCCCAAGGGCATCGCCGCGGGACGATCCGACGAACGCGAAGGTGTTGCCGAACAGGCATTTGGCAGACGCCGAAACGCAGCCGGTGTTGATCAACGCGCCGCCGACGTTGACGAACGGGAAGCCGCTGCCGCCCTGGTTGTCGAAAAACTGGATCGTGTAGCGGTTCAGTACCGCCGCCTCGTTATTAACACGGATCAAGCCGGTGATCGGGTCGGGGTCCGATTCCGCCGAGCCATATTTGAGCGGCTTCACCTGCAGCGGATCGGCCAACTCGGTCACGACCACGAATTTTCCATCTGTCGCCATAGTGTAGCCGGCGATCCAAATCGCGTCGATGATCAGCCCAAGGTCCGGATCAGTGACCTGCGTCAGCGCCGATCCGTTCCAGTAATACAGACGGGTGCCGCTGCGGACGATCAGCCGGTCGAACGAATAGTCGAGGCTGACCGTACCGCCGGTGCCGACGTTGCCGAGCGTCTTCACCACCCCGTTGGCATCGATCGAGACCAGCCATTCGCCCATGACGCGGTAGCAGACGTCGTTCCAGTTGATGCCTCCGCGGTCGATACCCGGCCCGGTGCCGATCTGGACGGCGCCCGCGGCACTGCGTAGCTGGCCCTTCGATATACCGCTGTTGACGAGGACCGGCTCGAGATTGCGCGGATAGCTGACGACGAACTCGGCAGAGCGGTTCGTCGTAATGCCCGACAGAAGCGATACCTGGCTCACACGCGGCCCGTGTAGGGATAGCGCCGGGTGTAGCGGTTACGACCAGCCCCGCGCACCGTGTTGCCGGGCAGCTGGGTCGTCGGGATCGTGGCAAGCTGCGACTGCATCGTCAGCAGTGACCGGCCCAGCGCCTTGGTGGCTTCAGGCGAGAGTGTCCCGCCCATGCCCGGTGCGATCCTGAGCGCCAGATACTGCGCCACCGCGTTGACCGCGAAATCGGGTATGCCGGATTGCTCTTCGGGCAGGCCGGCACCGTACGATGGCTGCGCGTACGTCAGCAGCGACCAGGGCTGCTCGAGCATGAGCGCGTTCAGCTTACGCAGCGCGGCCGACTGCTCCTCCGGCGTGCGATCGAAGGCGAAACCAGCAGCCCCGCAATCGTCGAACGCCATGTCGAGGATTTCGCTCTTGAGTTTGCCGCCGAGGGGGAGGGATAACGTGATCGTCATGAGGCAGCCGCATCGCTACGAGCGACCGCGATCAGCGAGAACCGTGTCCCGACCACGCTCGCCGAGAACAGATTGAAGACCCCGCCAAGCAGGAGGCTGACGAGGTTCTGCGGGACCGTCTGCGATCGCCAGATCCGCACCACGCAACCTGTGAAGGCTGCGGCCGGGGCATTCGGCAGAAGCGCGGTTGGCCCCTTCGTCCACGCCACCACCTTGCAGTTTGTCGGCTGCGCGTTCGCGTCCGTGTCGCTGGTGGGCGGCGTTGTGGTGTTCGACGTCGCGGGAAGCTCCTGGTAATCGATTCCCGGCTCTGAGATGAAGCTACGTGTGAACGCGATCGCCGCGGTGTTGCCGCTCGCTACCGTGCCGACGACGACGCTGGTCAGCCGCGGGTGGGCGTGGCCGTCCATGCTGAACTTCTGCGGATCTGTACCGGCGTTGCCGCCTGTCGCTTCGCTGGCTGGCGTAGCGCTTGATGGCTTCGGGATCGCAGCCAGCAACGTCGAGGGGTCGACGGGGGTGTACGCGACGCCGCTCATAACCCGCGGCCCGCCACGCTGATGATTAGGGCGACTCGTTTGCTCATATCAGGTCACGGCTCCGCACAATCAGCTGGAGCGGTGCCGGAGCCGCGTTACTCGACTCATGCACAATAAGCTAAGCGAGCGTGTTTGTCACGCCCAATCCCTTCGCCAGCTATGCTAGTGTTCGAGCACTTCTTCCCGATAGGCTCCCTTCGCCGCCTGCGATGCCTGTGGCTAGCAAATAGGATGCGGTCATGACGCTACTTTCTTCGTTTGAGTTAGGGCATATTCCGCCGCAACTTCTCCGCCCAAATATTGTAGGCGGCTTCAGTGAAGTGCGTCCCATCAGTCGTGTACTCAGGTTTGATCACACCATTGGCTGCTAGTTCGGGCCAAAGGTCAATAACGCGGACGCGGGTGCCGCTCAGCCGGTTTGCAAGCGCGGCATCCAACCGACGCGTTCTAGCCGATCGCACGGGGTCTTTGTTCGGTGGGGCTAAGGTCACAATAACTCGTGCACCTGACGCTAACAGTGAATGGATGTTTGCAAGTTGATCGCGCAGCGACTGCTCATCCGTTATACGATTAGTCCCCGCGTCGTTCGTTCCCGCCATGTACGAGATGGCTCTGGGCTTGAAGCCCCACTCCTGCCAATTCGTCAGCGGCTCCATCTGCCATGCCATGAAGCCCGAACGGGCTTTCGTAACCGCCGAAAACGGGTTGCTAGATATGCGACTGCCCCATGGCGCACCTTGGACCGTCAAGCTGTCTCCAACCAGCACGAGCACTGGCGGAGAAAATATGGCTTGTCGTTCAGCGATACTCGTGACCAGCGCCCCACGTGTATCGCGCGATAACATTGCGGCGACGCCAACGATTGATGACGACATCACAACAGCACCGAGAGGTATCGCCCACAATCTTCTACGACGCATAATCATTCATCAGTCCTCGCATAAATCGAGGGATCATAGACGAACCACCGCCAGGACACACGTCATGAAACCTTGCGGACCTCGATTGCGCCGATATCGATTTGCGCAGCGCCAGCGGTTGTCTGATACGACCAACGAACGTCGATAGATTGTTCGACGCCGGTAAGCGTGATTACGTCGTCGATAACGTGTTTGCCGGTGTAGGCGTTTGGCATAGCCAAGTCCGCAGCATTGTAATTCACGGTGGCGAAGTTTCGGCGCTCCTCCAAGAGGTTGCCGCCAGACGCAGCATCGTATGTGCCAATTCGGAAATCGCACGACGTCAGTCCCGATGCACCACTCACAACGGTATCGGCCGTCGCCACGATTTTATCGCCCGCGACGAGGCCCGCAGGAAGCGCGATACGGCGCAGGCAGTTGCCAGTGGTGTCACCCGTCAAAACGGCACGCTGCCACCACCCTAAGCCGCCATCGGTACGGGCCACCTTCGAGAAAAGGGAAGTGCCGCCGCCCGCGCTTTGAGTTGCCGTTATTCCGTCAGCGACGACGCCACTTGCGCCGGTTCCGACAAGAGGCCCACCCGTACCGAACATGATACCTCCTCGGATCATAAGATTGCCGGTCGGGCTGCTGGTAGCATCAAACGCGTCGCTATAGGCGTAACCGCGATATGGCGACCGCGTTGCTAACGTATTGAAATAATCGGCCAACGCTCGATCGGCCCAATATGCGCCGGTTGGTGTGGGATGGAGACCGTCGTAGAAGTAGCCCGCGAGTTGCTGGCCGGTAGTGCTGGCCGGATCAACAAGCGCCGCCCAAGGGTCGATCACGACGACATCGTAAAGCGGGGCTGTATCCGTGATCCAACGATTGATCTGGATGCCACGCGAGGCATTACCCGCTGTCCACGTCGACAGAAGCCGGGGCATATTGAGGCGCTGAACCGGAACGATTCCCATATTTCGTAGGGTTGTCCAAACCGTGACTAGATCGGCTTTGATCTGGACATCGGTACGGTTAGTCGACGACCCGCCACCCGGCTGAATGTCGTTGGTGATGCTATCGATTACAGCGTGCGTTGGCTTGGCGTTGCCCGATGCGACCAGCGCGACAAGCTGTGGAATTTGAGTGCTGATCACATCAACGAGGGTCGTGCTCGAAACGCCAAAGTTGTACGCGACGGGCGAACGAACTCGGCCCTGCGTCAGGAATGGCAGCCAAGCGCTAAGGCCCCACGCTCGTTTCCACACCGAATTATAGTTCGCACCGTTCACGGTCCGTGGCGTGATGAGCTTCCCTTGTGCGACCATGCTGTGGCCTAGGCAGGCAACGAGCGGAGACGCCGATGATCTCGCCCGCGCCACCGAATCAACAACCGCACCAACTGTCGAAGCCGCGGCAAGCTCAGCAGCGAAGGTCGTGTCGGCCATTATGTGTAGCTCCGCAGGACGTAGCCGCCCGACGCGTTGCGGACATTGCCGCCCGAGGCGTTCAGGACTGTCTGGATAGGCACGTCGCCGCCGTTCTGGACCAGCTGTCCCGGCGCGATCGGCCAACCGTTCGTAATGGCCCTCGACCGCCTCATGGGATGCGGCTCGCGGTCACGTAGAGCCCGGTCGGCGTGCCGGTCACAGCAAGCCGCAACTGCGCGGCCGATCCGAACCCGGCCGATAGCGTGGTGTTCGCAGAGAACGGCGTCAGGGCCGTGCCGTCCGCCTTGGTCAGGTCGGACCATGTCGTGCCGTCAGCGTCGAGGAACTGCAGCTTGGCCGTCGCGCTGTTCCAGTTGGTCGCGAACGCGCGCACGACGTAATCGCCGCCGTATGCTGTCACTGGGGGCTGGTTGCCCGCAGCCGACACGTTGCTGGCGAGGGTGAGGGTTTCCTGGCGCGCGCCGACCGAAGCTTTGTACCCCAACCCGGTTTGCGGGTCGATTAGAACGACGTCCATAGCCCGCTCCTAAAGAGGCGGGGCCGAAGCCCCGCCATTATGTCACAGGTCGCTGATGCTGGTCAGGTCGTTCGTGTACGAAGGCCCGCCGCCCGGCAGTTCGTCGGCCTTGAGCTTCAGGCGCTTCATCGCGGCCTTGACGTAAGGCGTGCGGTTCTGGCCGTTGCGCTCGAGCGCCAGCAGGCCGTAGACCTTCTCGTCGGGCACCGGATCGACCTTGTTCGAAGCCGACACCCGCTCTTCGAATGCTTCGACGCCGAGATCGAGGAGATACGCCCACGGCTGGATCTCGTCCGAGCCATGCCACTGGCGCTTGGGGGTCTCGCCTGGCAGGTTGCCGTCCGTCAGTGCGCGGTGCACGTCCTTGGCGGCGTCCTTGATGTCCTCCTTGGCGCCATCCTTGCGCGCCGCGGCGATCTCGGCGTCGGACAGCTGCAGTCCATCGGCACCGTTGTCCTTGAGGTTCTGCTCGGCGGGGTTCTTGGTGTTCGTGGCCATCTGGCCCTCCTATCGAATGAGAGAAAAGGACCAGATCAGGCCTGATTGAACATCATCGCGCCGGCGAACTGTGGCTGCGTCAGCACCGTGCCGAAATCGATGTCCCACCGCATCTTGGTCGACAGATCGTTGATCGCGCCCTGCTTGGTGCAGATGATCCGCAAACCGAGTTTCGGCGTGGTGGCCTGCATGACTTCCCAGCCGTCCTCCGGCTCGACTTCGAACGTGCCGGGCAGCAGGCCGATCGCCCCCCGAACGAAGAACGGGCTGATCTCGGCCAGGGTGGTGTTCAGCCACGTCACCGCAGCGCCGTTCGCCGGGGTCGCCGACACGTTCTGATATTCGCGGCCGGCGATGGTGTTACCGCCGTTCGAGATGATCGCAGGCGCCACCGTCAGCGTGTTCGTGCCGGTGTTGACCGAGATGACGCGGAACGTCTGCAGCTGGCCGGTGTCCTGCTTGCTGATCAGGTGCACCGAGTTGACGCCGGCGAGCGTGAATGCGTCGCCCGCCTTGACCGAAGCGATCGCCGCTGCGGTGACGACCAGGTTCGAATAGCGGTTGTCGCGGTTGTTCTCGGTGCCGTCCGTCTGCACGGTGGTGGCAGCGGGCTCCCAATACTGGTTGGCACCGTTGACCGTCGTGGTGCCGCCTGCCGCAGGTGCGAGCCGGATCGGCTGGTCGTCGATACCGACGTCAAAGCCTGCGATGCGAGCCGACAGCTTGCCGTCCTTGTACGCCGACACCGACAGGTCGCCCATCGTCGAGCGATCCGACACGTTCGACAGCATGCCGATCGAGTTGCGCACGCCGACCATTGCGACACGCCCCTCGCTGGGAACGCCGACTTCCGTCATCTGTGCCATCGAAAGGAAGAGATCCGCCGAACCGGTCGGTGCGACCGTGCGCTTGGTGAAGATCGAGCCCTCGAGCGCAACGCGGTTGCGAACGGCCTTGTTCACGTCCGACGCCAGCTTCGTGCCGACCTCACCCGCGTACATGTCGATCGCCATCTTGTTGCGCATCGCCTTCGCGCTGAACGACTTCGGGCTCGACTTGTGAAAGCCGACCTGCGCCGGCACCCACATCTGGGTCAGGCCGTCGAAATTGCTGGTCTGGTCGAAGCCATCATAGCTCGAGCCGATCATCGGCTGCGGGATCCACACCTTGTCGCGGCTGTAGACCTGCTCCTGGGCGTCGCCGAGGTCGATCTTGGTCGCGACCGCGGCATAGGCGAGACGATCCTCGAAGGACTCGATCATGTCGTCGAAGGCTGCGCGAACGACGTATGGGAAACTGGAAGGCATGGGAAACTCCTGAGTAGCTGAAAGAGACAAGCTCGATTTCGCCGCTACTCAGGATTTAACAGCATCCTGGAGGCTGGGTGGCTCGGGTATTCATATACCCGATAAAAGCACAGCGCAATACCCTTATGCGAAACGGCGCCGAGGTCCCCCAGCGCCGTCCCGGCATTCCCGTCTTCGCCGCAACTATGACCCGCTACCCCTCCACGGCGTTGACGCTTTCGCGCAGATCGGGCGTTCAGGCCGCGCTACCGGCCTTTGGAAAAGGAGGGACGGTAGCTGGTTACGCCGCCTGCTTGGTCGGCTTCGGCGCGGGGGCGGTCAACGCTTCGACCTGCGCGTCACGGGCGGCGAGTTCGGCACGCAGCGCGGCGATCTCGTCATCCTTCGCCGTAGTTGCGACCGCGAGCCCATCGGTGACGCCGTGCGCGGCCTGTGGCGTGATGTCCCAGCCGTTGGTCGCCAGCACCTCAGCCTCGTCCAGCGAGTGCGCGATCATCGTCTCGCACAGCAGCCCGCCGAACCGGTTGATCACCATCGGCGGATCCTTCAGCCCGCTGATCGCATCGGCATATTCCTGCGTCTGCTCGACGTCGGTTTTGCGGTACATCATCCGCGGATAGTCGCTGAGCGGCGCCTGATCGTAATAGGGCTTGCCGTTTTCGTCGGTGCGACGCTGTCCGCCGGCGTTCTGCTGGCCCTCCTGCGTCATGCGGGACTCGGACGGGCTGCGCATCTGTCGGCTGTCGGTCACTTGGCTGCATCCTTCTGTGCGCGCTTGAACGCGATTACCTTGTCACGCTTGCCGGTCTTTTCAGCCTCGGCCTCGAGCTTGGCGAGCTGCTTGTCGGCGCTGCCAGCCGCGATCGTCCGCCCGCGCACAGGCGTATCGGGATCGGGCGCGCGGGGTGGCTTACGGGTCTGCAATGTTGCCTCCATCTTGGTTACGGCTTTGACGATCGCGAACGGATCGCCCTCGCTATCGATGCGCGCGAGTTCCGCCAGTTTGGTCGGGGACTTGCCGGCCGCGTAGATGAACAGCGCGGGGTTGTCGGCATGCTTGGCGATCAGCGCCTGCGCGGATGGCGACAGCGCTGCGAACGCCGTCTCTTCGGCCTGCACGGCGTCGGGGAACCGCAGCGCCGCCTTCTTTTCGGCGTAGTTGCGGACGACCTTGTTCCAGTCCTCCTCCTGGCGCTGCTTCTGGGTGTCGCGCGCCTGCGTCTGCTTCTCGGCAGCGCGTCGGCGATCGTCCCAGGCCGCGATCGCCTCTTCGAAGCGGTCCTCGTCATAGTCGACGTCAGCCATCTTGGGGCGCTCACCGACGACGATCGGTTCCTCGACAGGCGCCGCGCGCTGCACCTCCGACAGACGCTTGTCGCGCTCGCGGATCTGCTGGCGAAGATGCTTGACCAGATCGGTATCCGCGGGCGGCGTCTCGGGCTCGTCCGCGAAGCCGACAAACACCTGTTCATCATCACCGGGCTCGTCACCCTCGGTCGCTTCGTCCTGCTCGTCGATCGGGTCTTCGAGATCCAGAACGTCGTCGTCCTGCTCGTCTTCGATAAGGGGCTGGCTAGCCATCGTTCATTCTCCCTACGCACCCGTCACAGCCGGGCGGTTGCTGGTTGGGCGCGGGTCTATTCGACCCACTGAAACTTGCTGTCGAACACCTGCTCGGCCTCGTGATCTGTGATCGCGTCGCGACGGATGATCTCAGAGATATAACCGGGCAGCAGGCAACGCGGGACGCGCTCGGGCATCCGGTATCCGATGCTGGTCTTGCCATCCGCGAACATGCCGATGACGAGGAAGCCGTCGAGGGGCGAGCCCTTCTCATCCATATCCGCGATGTTGCGCGCGTGATTATGCAAGGTGCCCGGCATACTTTCACTGCCCGCCGGCACTCGGTTGTGGATGACGTGGATCGGCGCTCGTCCATCCTTGAAGCGGACCGTGCGGAGCTTCATGCCGCCCTCTCAGCGTGGTCTTGCTGACGTTCCGCCAAATCGAGTTCGCGCCCGAGCTTGATGCGCTGGAGCGGAATGTCTTCACGCAGCTTGTCGGCCTGCGCATAATGAAGTTCAGCGCGAGCATCCTTCTGCTTGGCGTCTGCCGCGTCGTTTGCGGCGGTCAGGCCGCTCGGTGCCTCCGGCGCGGCTTCGGGACCGCCGACAGCCTTTGCCTGTGCGATCTTGAGCATGGTGGTGGCCTTGCTCTCGTCGGTCTTGGCGGTGTCGAGGCCCGCCTTGGCCATGAGCGCGGCAACCTGAGCCTTGAGCGCTTCCAGCTGCGGGTCGGGCTGCTGTTGCGCCTGTTCGGCCTCAGCTTCCGCCGCGGCCTTCTCGTCCTCGGACATCTCGACCAGCCCGAGCTTGATCCCGCGCTGGCGCTGCCACTTGGTGAAGTCGTCGATGCCTTCGCCGTCCATGTTCAGACCGGCGGTGATGAGCGCAGCCTGGGCGCCCTCCATGTCCTGCGCGCCGATCGACACCGTCGCATAGTTCAGCATCTGCTTGACCGTGCGATCGCGCCGCGTGGTGGTCGCCTCGGTGACGTCTGCCATCACCTTGTAGCGGCCGGTCGCGAAGTTGTTGCGGACCTTCAGTTCGCCCTTGTCGCTGTAATCCTCGTGCAGGGTGGCAACGCCGTCGTCGCCTTCCTCCGTCATTGTCTCGACCTTGCGGCCGGGCTCGACGTAGACCTCGCAAGCCATCGCCAGGTAGATTTCGCCCTCGCGCTGCGTCGACTGGCGCCCGTTGTCGAGATAGACGCCCGACTTCGCATCGACACGCGCCGCGGCGATGTCCATCGCATCCGCCGACGTGTTGGCCTTCACCTCGTCGGCGTCCTGGTCGTCGTCCGAAGCTTCGGCGCTGACGAGTTGCAGCATGGTCGCGAGCGCTGCGCCGATCGTGGGGGGTTCGACCTTGCCGATGGGGCCCATAGCGGCATAAGTGCCGTCCTGGTTGAGCAGGGGTTGCACCAGCGCGTACGGATGACGGTCGATGTTCCCACGCGCCCACATCTCGGCAAGGTTGGGCGGCATCTGCTCGGCAGCGAAGATCGGACGCTCGTACGGCGCCAGCGTGTTGATCTCGTACAGGTTCGACATCAGCGCGTTGAACACCCGCACCGTGTCCATGTTGGGCTGAACGATGCCCCAAAACCACTCGACACCATCGACGTAAGCGCGATTGCCGTACATCGGGACGATCGGGATCATGCCGCCGGCGATGTAGCCGCGATCCTCAAGCACCTCGGCGCCGGACAGCACGTACTTATGGCAGCGCTGACGCTTGGCCTTGCGCTTCCGCATGGTGAAGCCGCGGTCTTTCAGGTCGGCGATGTCGCTGGCTTCGAGGTCCTTCTGCCAGTGCCGCTCTTCCTCGCCGCTGGTGTCCTGGGTGAAGATCAGGACCCATTCGTCGTTGTCCTCGATCTCGTAGTACTCGGCGACAGCGATCGTGTCGGGGCGGAACCAGCTGTAATCGTAGTAGGCTTTCGGCACGCCTTCAGGCCACGCCGTTGCCTTGTCCTCGCCGTACTCTTCCTTGAACGCGTCGGGGTCCATGCCGACGATCACCCAGGCGCGCTTGGCGTCGGACTTGTCGTAGAGCGCAGACGGGCCGAAGAACACGGACTGGTCGGCGTCGGCGATCAGCGACGCGGGGTTGATCCGCTGCTCGTCGCTGTCCTTGTCGAGCGGGTCAGCCCATTCGTTGGTCAGCCGGTACGCGCCGAAACCACCCTTGCCGGCCTCGCTGCGGGCATTGTCGCGTGCCTGTTGAGCCTTGAACTTGTAGCTGTCCGCGCGGTGCATGCCGTCGAGCGTGTCGGCGGTGTGGTTGTCGCTGTCGCCGCCAGCCGGGCGATAGTCGGGCACGATCCGGTTCTGGCGAAAGTCGTTCTCGAGCTTCCGCAACGCACGCCGCAGCTTCGGGAATTCCAGCTTGACGCTCTCGCCAAACTGATCGCCCGCAGCGCCTTCCCACATCGCACCTGGGATGTCGGCGAAGCGGCGTGCGGCAAGGGCCAACTCACGAACCGGGATCTGCGGCAGCACGTCGGCGGCGAAATACCGCATCGCGCGTTCGTGAACTTCGGCCAGCGCGTCGGTGCCGGTCGGCTTTTCCTCCAGCGCTGTGTCGTGGTCCTGCATGAGGTGATGGCATACGCGCGCCCGCGAAATTACGGGTTGGGCATTGGTTGGGCTTTAGCGGCGCGTGTCCGGTGCACATGCCTCCAACGTCGCAAGGGCAGCTTCAAGTTTTGCAATCATCTCACGAACCTGCTCGGGGCTTTGTCGTACGTAAGAGAGCGGGTCCGTTGGGCTGCTGATCGTTACGCCACCATCCTCGACACTGACTTCAAACCATTCTGTGTTCGTGTTCATATTCACTTCCTCGCCATGCTGGGGATTTTCACGTCCACCGGAGGCTTTGCAACGACCACCTTGCGAACGGCTGCGGTTTCGAACGCTTTGTACCCATGGCTGAACTGATCGTGCAGCGGCTTGTCCTTCCACACCCCAAGCCGGTCGTCCCATTCTTTCCGGTAGCTGTCGAGGCAGTCGACCAACCGAGCGCACCGCTCTTCATCGATCCACACAGCCGGCAGATAGGCTCGGCTGGCGTCGATGCCGTCCTGCTCTGACCCAATCCGCGGGACCACCCGCACTGGCTTAATACCGACCTCCTCTGCGTGCTGGCGCGCGCTCTTGGCGTCCTTGCCTAGCCTACGGTGGTCGGCATCGTGCGGCAGAAAGTGCTCGCTGTAGTTGTATCCGCGCTTGATCAACTCAGCGGCATAGTGGTTAAAACCCTCTCCGCTGTTCTCGTAATAGTCGATCAACCGGCGTTCCAACCCGACGTCCTGCCAGAAGCATATCGTCATCGCATCACCGACGCCCAAATCCCAAGACGTGTAGACTGGAATGTCTAGCACCGGGATTCGGCAGATTCTGCCCTGTGCGCGCATCTTGAGCATCTGCGGGCCGAAGTATGCCCCTTCGACGCTTGCCTCGAATGCTTCATCGGGCGTTGACGGAAACTCCTGTTTCATCTTTTCGCCCTGCTGCTCAGCTTTCTTGACGTACCATGCTCGCTGCCCCTTGCTGAGAACGACGCCGGACGCGGCCAACTTATCAAAATACTCGCGCATCTCAGTTGTTTCGACCACGTCCGCGTCAAGCGAATACCCTTCGTCACGATACCAGGGATAGAAGTGGAACCTGAAGTCCAAGTCAGTCAGGTCTTTGCCGGCGTCCTGAAGCTGACGCGCTGTCTTCACCATGTCGTGATACTCGCCGGCGCGCCCCTCCGCAGTGCTCTCTATCGTTATCACCTGGCCCGCGGCTACCGTGTTGAACGCGCCGGACACGACCTCTGCGGCACGCTCAGGGTATTTGGCGCACAGCTTGCCGAACTCGCTGACGTGCAGCCTCTGCAGCGTGCCTGATCGCAACGACGTGCCGACACGGATGCTCGATCCATTGTTAAACCGCAGGCTTTCCGCGCTATCGTTATCCGCGGCGCGGATCTTTCGGAACGTGGACGGAAGGTGGTCGTAGGCGTACTTGATCTTATCGCGGAAGAACGCCTTGGCATCGACCAGATTGTGCGCGATCACGCCGGCAGATAGGTCGGCCAGGAACAGGCAGTCGTCCAACATGTCGAGCTGGATCACCGTCGTGAACCCGCGTTGCCGAGCCTTCAGGATGATATCCAGCTTCCAGCGATTCAGGATGAACTCCTCCTGATCCTCATTCATGCGGAATGGCACGCGCTGGCCCTGCTTATTCTTGATGTCGTAGAAGCCGCCGCGAAGCCGGGACAGCTTGTCGGGGTACCGAGACATCATCGCGGCCATGAAATCCCGCTCTACGGGGCTCAGCGTTCCCCCAGCCACTCACTCATGTCCTTTGGCAACTCGTGTTCAACGACCGTTTTGTCGCGCCAAGCTTCGGGCTTGCGGTTCTTCAGCCAGAAGATCGCTGCGGTGGTGTCGGGAGGCACATGCTCTTCGAATGGCGTCACGATCACGCATCCTTCGTGCATGTGGAACTTGGCGGAATCATATGTGTATCCGGTCGCGCGCCGATACAGCGATTGCTCGACCCGTGCGTCCGCCACCTCTTTGCCAACGACCAAAGCTGCCGCGAAATCCGGGTGTGTGTGCTTCCATCGGTACAGCGTGCGCTCGGATACCTCGAACAGGTCGGCGATATCACGATCAGTTGCGCCAGCTTCAGCGTAACCTTTTGCGATCTCTACCATTTCCGGCTTGTAGGCCGTTGCCGCCGTTGTCATGCGCTCACCTTTGGGGCTGACACTGCGTCCCTCCTCTTCATGTTCCGCCACATGCTGCGAACAGCGACAGGCGATCGCCCCAACTCTCGAGCGATATGGGGAGCCAGCCGACGCGCAGCCTTCATTTCCCGCAGCCGCGCGATCTCGCCAGGCGACCATTCCCGGCGCCGCTTCTCGACCAAAGCGAGCAGCATGTCGGTTTCCGACTGTGTCAGCGACCGCGTCCTGCACAACTGGTCCGCGAAGTGAATTGCGATGTCTTCTATTTTCATATCTCTGCCCCCTCCGTCTCAGCCCACCGCAAGAACATCTGCCCGAGGCGGCGGTAGATGCGCTTGCGTCTGCCTAGGGGCGATTTCCGGGCCGCTGAAGGGCTTTGCAGCCTTTCGTAACCCTTGAGTACCTTGCCGCGTAGATCGGCGCTGTACGCAGCCCAGGCGGCGATATCAGCATGGGTTAAGCGCCGGTCGCTGACCGCATGCGCCTCTCGACCTATTGCGCCCCAAGTTTCGCCGTCGCTGACCATTAGCGGTCTCCTCGAAATGCAGGGGCGTTCCAGTCGACCTTGAAGCCGATCAAAGCCTTAAGCCCGATCAGCCATCCGACTGGCATAATGACGGCGAGCATGGCGGCGAAAACCACATCGCCCCTCGTGAGGTAATTGCTGCCTAGAGACGCGCGGAACTGCTTCATGTCGAGGAGAAGGCCGGCGAGGCTGGCGGTGTAACCGATACCGAACAACACCAACGCGACGAGGATATACATTAGCGGTCTCCTTGGGTGTCAGGCAGATACCGAGCGCGCCGACGCTCCTTGCCGCAGCGGGTGCATTCCTCGACCAGCCAGCCGTTGCCGAACGTGCGACCGAACGCGTCATCGACCCCGTAGCTTCTGTCGAAGCGAACCGGGCGCCAGCGGTGGAAGATCAGGCAGCCCATCACCCTCGCCCCTCAATGCCGGCGGGGAGGTCGGGACGGGCTGCGGACAGGATCACTTGATCCTCCAAAGGCGCATCTTGTCGCCTAACTTGCGTTGGCTGAATTTGCGGCCGACGAGGCCAGCGCTATTGCACGCCGAGTTTGCCGCCGTGGCCATGTTCCTCGAACGAGGATCGCTCATTTGGAGGGCCACGCTGTCTCCGACTTCCAGCAGCCGGTAGGTATCGCTCATGACACCAGCACCATTGCGCTTGCTCGGCGGGATTGGAATATTCTTCTCGATTTCCACGATCTCATTCTCCTCGGTTGCTGTGAAGCCGCAGATAGGCGGCTGCGTGGTGGGGGTTGATTCCGTACTTTTCCGCCAGCTTTTGCGGATCCGCTTTGGCCAGGCTGTCGACCGGCGCTTTCAGGAGCGCGATCAGGAAGGCGGTGAGGCCCGTCGTCATGACAGTGCCACCAGTGCCGTTTTTGGTGGCACTCCCTGTTTCCCCACACTCGCGCGCACACGTAAGGGGAATAAGGAATATGCGGCACTACGCGGCACTGGTGGCACTCCCTGTCCGAACCGCGATACCCGTATGCTTGCGGACGCCGTTTGACCGGCTCCAAGGAAAGCCCCGCTTTTCCAATGACGTACGGAAGGTTTTGGAGGTGCCGGCGTCCTCACCAGAGCGCTTTGAGAACTCGACCCAGCTTTTGAACAGAGTGCCGGGTTGATCCCAAACGCCGGTGCCGGTCTCGCATGCTTCCTCGATCCACTGCCCCAACAAGTCCTGGTTGGCGAAGTAGTCGGCGGTTGCTGTCGAGACGCTTTCCGGTCGCCCAAGACCGTGCTTCTGCCAGTCGAGACACCCCTGCAACGCCCACGCGAGGATGCGCGGCGCTTCAGCCTTCAGCTTCTCTTCAAGCATGTGGTCGGGCTGTTTCGGCTTGTGCACGAACGGCATCATGTTGAAGCGCCGCTGCATGGCGGGATCGACGCTCGATAGGCTAGGCTGGTGGTTGCCAGCGAACAGCAGCTTGAAGTGCGGCTGGTACGTGAAGAAGTCCTGCCGCATGAAACGTGCGCTGATAGGGTCGCCGCCGGTGAGGGCCTTGATCCTCGCCTCAGCCCACGCCCTACCTTCCTCGGTCTCGCTGGCGGTCACCAGACGCGCACCCTTAAGCATCGCCAGCTCGGTCGGGTGGCTCGAGAACTTGGACGCGGTGAACGTGTCCATCGGCGCGCTCATCGCGTAGGCGCCGAGAATATGGACCAGTGTGTTCAGGAACACCGACTTGCCGTTGCCGCCTGGGCCGTAGATGAAGAACAGCGCGTGCTCGTTCGTCAGACCGGTGAGGCAATACCCGGCGATGCGCTGCAGATAGACCTGCATCGCCTTATCGCCGTTCGTGGAGTCGTCGAGGAACTGCAACCACAAGTCCGCCGGCTTATTCTCCGGCTGGCATCCGGTGATCTTGGTGATGTGCTCGTCGCGCCGGGAAACGTGCATCTTGCCGGTGCGCAGGTCCAACGTTCCGCCTGGCGTGCCGAGCAACCAAGGGTCGTTGTCCCACACTGCGGACGTGACGGCGTGCTCTGGCGCGGCCCTGGCGAACCGCTCGGCACCGCCAGCGACTGAGGCTTTGCACGTACCCTTCTTGCCCGCGCTCATGCGCCGGCCGATCTCGCGCGCGAAGTGGAAGGCGACAGGCACATCGGTCGCCGCCCAGTGCGTGAACTGCCACTGATACCACTTGCCGGCGTTGTGATCGAAGCGGAGCGTCCCGCGATTCTGGCGCGTGAACTCGAGAGCGATCGCATCCTCGGACACCTCGAGCGGCTGGACGCCGGGAAGCGCAACCACGTTGTCTTCGTAGACATCGAGGGGCGGGTAATGTTCGTCAGGGATCATACCGTCTTCATCCATCCCGCTGCGCTCGTTCGACCGCGGTCGCAGCCATCAGTGTCAGTTCAATCGCTGCCCGAATCCGCAGAAGCCGGCTGGTCGGCAGTTGCGCGAACACCGATCCAGTCGCGAGCCGCACGGCCTCAGACAGCAGCCCAGCCGATGCCTCAGACGCCCGCCCCATCCCCACGCTCGCCCGGTCGCGCATCTTCGCGATGTCGACACGCGTCGCCATTTCGAGTTCGTCGATATTGGGCAGGTGGATGCTGATCGATCGACGGTGCGAGCAACGGCGCTCGATCTCGTCGTCGGACATCTCCACCATGCGAGGAAAGCGAGCGGGCGCGTTCACCGAACAGCCCCGACAGGTGCGCCGACGCTGGCCAGCCAGTTCGTTGCGACTTCCATCGTGCGGAAGATGCCGCACGGGTATCCCATGCCGACCAGCCGGTTCAGGCACTCGATCTGGCTGTCGGAAGGATCGCCGGTGCCGTCCTTCCATTCAAGGTAGGCCGTATCGTCATTGCCCACCCACACAGGCTCCCACAGCGCGCCGGTATCGGGGAAGCCGGTGTAAAGCCCTTCAGCCTTGATCTTCGCGCGACCGGCAAAGCTCGGAATGTGCGTCCCGTTGGGGATCGCGAACACCAGCACCGAGCGCGCGTGCTTATGCATGTGGCTGACCCACACACCCTGGCGCTTCGTCTCGCTGTCCTTCCCCTTGTCCTTCGGCTCCACAAACACGCGCGGATCCAGCACCGGCTTCAGCGCGCTTTCCATGGCGTCGAAGGCGGCGAGCATATTCATACCCGCGCCGCCCGATGCGCGCGCTGATCCCGCAGCATCCGCATCGCGTCCATCGGCTTCACCCGGTACATGCTGGCGAGCGATTCCGGCGTGTGCGCGGCGAGCGCGGCGTCCGAACAGCCGCACAGCAACATGCGAAGCTGCAGCGTCGACTGCTCAACCGTCATGACGGGTTTGGCGTGGTGGCGGGGCTTCATGCGACAGCAGCCTTCCGACGCGCATAGCTCTCGCGATCCAAACGGCGGCGGCACAGCCGGCACGCCGATGAAATACCCGGGCGTGTGACAGTATTCTCAGCGACCCGGTCGTGGCCACACGGGTACCTCTTGTTTGTGCCGTGGTGGCCCCGGCGCGTGTTCCGCAGGCCGTCGTCCGGAACGCGGGCGGTCATGCTTCCACCCCGTAAATCGCGTCGAAATACGGCTTGTTGCGGATACGCCAGGCGCGGGCGTAGGTGATGCCCTCAGCGGTGCGCGCCTTCTTGGCTGCGGATGCGATGGCACGGACTTCGGCCATGCGGGTTCGGGTTGCGCCCCTCATGCGGCACGCGGCGCGCGAAGAGTTGCAACCGTCTCGAGCCGCGTGTCGATCATGGCGCGCATCTCGCGGAGCTCAGCTTCCATGCCGAGCAGTTCCTGGTGCGTGACGACGCCATCCAGTTCCGCGTCGATCGCCTTCTTGAGCAGCGCGCAGGTCGATACCGACAGCGGCTTGTCATCTGTCGAGCAGACGGCATCCTTCGGCACAATGCGGACACCGTAGAGGTCGGCGATGTCGGATAGGGCGGAACCCTCAACCGCGTGGACGTCCCACAGGCGTTTGGCGTCGGTCCCTGCCCCGGCCATCACGTTGCCGACCTGCTTGGTCGACAGGTCCATGACGAAAGCGAGGGCCTTCTGGCTACCGAGCGACGACTGCGCACGTGCGAGGCCGAGCGTGACCGCGGACTGGAACTCGACTTCCGTTACGGCCGATTTGGAAGGAACGACGTTGCTGCGCTGCGTCATGTAGACACCTCTCCATTATGGAATTGATCGAGAGCACCCGCTGGCAAGACGCGCCGACGCCGATCCGCTTGGCCGTCGCGCGCGCCCTGATCCTGCTCTGCGCGGGCTGGCACGTTGACGACGTGATGCGCTTCCTGCCCGAGCTTGTCGGAGACGGTGCCGCAGAGACCTTGCCAGCAGGGATCAGGGCAGCCTTCGCGGCCACAGTGGATGCAGAGGGCGGTCATGCTGCGGCCGGCCCGAGCCACGCGGAACTGGAGCAGGAGCAACCACCGCGCCAACGACACGACGCGCAACGACCTGCCATGTCCGATCGGAGCTCGACTTCCTTCATCGCAACGATACGCATGCAATGAGATTGGCTCTCAGACTCGACACGACGGACACGCTCGATCGGCCAGTGCTCCATGCCAGTCGGCTTGGGTCGATCCTCGCGCCCCATCACAAAACCGCCCCAACAGCAGCAGGACGAGGCTTGCGATGACTGTTGACCAAGGCGGCGAACGCGATGGTGAACGTGAACGACGTGCCAGTGACCGGATGCCCCGACACAAGACCCAGCAGCCACAAGAGGACCGCCAGCGCGATCATCTCGGCGAAGGCTTTGAGCCACGCCATTATGCCGCGACCTGCTGGTCGGCGGGCTTGCGGGGCTTGGCGGCGTTGTGATGAATGTTGAACAGCCTGTGGCCCAACCGGGAGAACAGCCCGATCATCTGGGACTCTCTCTCAAGGGCAGCGGCTTCTGTCGTTTGTCCGATCAGCGCGACCATCTCGACGTCGCTGGTGTTCAGCCAATTGGCGAATGGACTGCTGCTGCTGGACGCGCGCTTGGCGTTTGCCCGGTGCGACTCCAACCGCCTCACAGGGTCTTTGCTGAAGCCGACATAGCGGATCTCGATCGACCCAGCTTCGCGGAGCAAATAGACGTGGTAGCCTTGCGGCATCGCGTCCGTCAGCAGCATGGCGTCAATGTCGATCATGCCGCTGCCACCTGCTCAACAGGTGCCTTGCGCGGCGTGATGGCGAGCAAGTCGCTGACCCCGACCTTGCCGCGGGTGGCCTCCACGATCTTCACCGCCAGCGGCAGGGACGGACGACGTTGACCGTATGCAATCTTGCGGATGGTGCTGCGGGGCTGACCAAGGCGATCGGCGAAAGCCGAGACCCCTTCTTCGGTCGCGCGGAGGTGGTCCAGAAGCGTCATAACCTTGACGTACCCCATCCGGGTACATCGAACAAGCAAATAATGTGCCCTACTGGTGGCCTTGGCTACGCAGCCTTTCCTTGCAAAAGCGCGTCCGTGCTGCCCAACAATATCGCCTCTTACCGCAAAGCGGCCAACTTGACGCAGGTTGGCCTTGCGGAAGCGATCGGCACGACTCGAAGCATGCTGGTGAAGCTGGAGCGCGGTGAGCGCCCACTGACCGGTGAGTGGCTAGAGAAGATCGGGAGTGCGGTAGCGGTATCACCGCATCTTCTTATCGCACCGCCCGACGCGCTTCCTAATGAAGAACAGTTGGGGCAAATGCTTGCGTCTGCGCAGCAATCATTGCCAGCGGGGCTGCCCTATTCCGAATGGCCTCGAGCTGTTGCTTCAGAGTTGCACATGCGGCTTCGCACGCTTTCAGGTGATCGGACCAGTGACGATACCCAGGCGAACTGACCGGCACGCTTTTCTCGCGTAGCCGATTCGCCTCCGTCTGCCACCACGCCAAACGCGATGGTAGCACCGCACATTCCAATACGCAGTTGCGGCAGCCGATGTCGCACGCTGGCCTGTTGAGGGTCAAAAATTGTCCCATAAATCCGTTACTCCATACCACGCGTTCTGCGAACGTTCCAACCGTGGGCGTCAATCTCCTACAAGACAATAGCGAAATAATACCCGCATAGGGTACAGAAAGTTCTTGACGGTGTGCCCGCTGCGGGTACATACAGGCCCCAGCAAGACGGCGCATCCGGCCCGTCTCCTGGAGAAGCCACGATGGCTACCGAACCGAACATCACCGCCGAGCAGCGCGCGAATCTCGCGAAGCTGGCGGCGTACCTTCGCACCCTTCCTGTCGAATACCCCGACTTCGCGATGAGCGCCTTCGTTCAGGACGGTGCTGGCGGTGGGCACGACAAGGCGTACGTGCCGGTCTGCGGGACTGCGGCCTGCGCGGCTGGTCACGGACCTGTGGCCGGGATCGCGCCCCTCGATGGCGAGACTTGGCTTGTCTATTCTCGTCGCGCCTTTGCTACCGGTGACGAGTGGCAGTGGTGCTTCGATGAAGATTGGAGCCAGATCGACAATACCGCACACGGCGCGGCTGCCCGCATCGAATATTTGCTGAACACCGGCCTTCCCGGAGACTGGGAAGAGCAAATGTTCGGCGAGATCGATGCCGTCTATCAGTTGGTCACCGCGGCATGACCCCCGCCAACATCATCCCCTTCCCGGCGCCCTCGGTGTTCGAGAGCGAGGCAACGGTCGCCGCGTTTCTCAACCCGCAGCCTGTTCGCATGAGCGCCGCAGACGCGTGGGAAGCCGGACGGGAGCGCCGGATCGCCACGATGGAAAGCTGGTCGGCGTTCGCGAAGACCCCGACCGCCCGCGGCTACTCGCTGACCGCTGCTGACCGTGAAGCCCTCCGTCCTGTGGAAGGTCGCTAAAATGGCCACTGTCCTGGCATTTTCCCGCGCGCTGTCCACGCAGGTCCACGACCTCGCCACGACCCGGCAGCGTATCGATAGCCTCGCCGAAACCGACGACGCCGCAACCGGTGAACTCTGGAACGCGCTGACCGATCGCAAGGCGCTGCTCGAGGACGAGATCAAGGCTGACTTCTACGCGCTTACCGGCGTGTCGGCTGACATGTTCTTGGCGGCTCTGTCGTGAGTGCGCCCACCGTATCAGTGCTGTTAGCCAAGCACGTCGGCGACATGCTGTACGAGATCGCTGCCGACCTGTCCCTGCACGGCCGCGAGAACGGCTACGGCTCCGGCATGGGTGTCCGCGCCCGCATCGAATGGTCACCGCATTATACGACCCAGCCGTTCCATGTGTTCCTGGACGAAGGGTTGAGCACCTTCCAAGGGTCCGGGTCTGACGCTGGTGCAGCCTTGCTTGCTGCCAACAGCAAGCGCCAGTCGCATTATGAACGTCTCGCCACCCGTTCCGCCCCGGCTATCGACGCTGTTCTGTCGGGAGGGTCTGCATCGTGAGCGGCGCTGTCGAAATCCCTCCTGGGATGGTCGAATGGCATGGTGGCGACGTTGCACCGGCCGACTGGGACGGCGGGCCTTACCTCTGCCGCGACGGCAAGATGTACCACATGCGCGGCTACGGCTGGGGACACGGCACGCATTGCTGGAACCCGACCGCCGACTGGGACCGCATCGCCTACACACCCACGCCGGCCGCAATCGCCGCCGCCACCCCCTCGCAAAATACGGAGACAGGCCGATGAGTGCGCCATGCAACGAGCCGGCATTCCCGGTTAATGGAGTTACCCGGTTTCCTGGCATGTCGTTGCGGGACTGGTTTGCCGGCCAAGCGATCGCGGGCATCGAAGCTGCCGGATTTGCGTACGCAGAGGCTCAAGTTGCTGCCGATGCATACAAGCTAGCCGACGCCATGCTGCTCGCCCGCGCCACCGGGGAGGCTCGGCCGTGATCGTCAACCACGCGCACCCCATTCATGACGGGTTCTGCCGCTGCCGGACATGCAAGCCGTCGCCAGTCGGCCAACGTTCGGCATCGCTTACCCGCGTCCGGCTCGGCACCGCTGGGATTGCCGCCGTTGCGATCGCGCTGATTGCGGCTCGGGCTGCGGGGGTGGTTTCGTGAACGCGCCGGCCGCACCCGAGCGTTACAATCGGCTGACGCTGGTCCAGCGTGACGCTGGCAGAACTGGCGACGGACACATCAAATCCGCATGGCTTTGCGATTGCGGGGTCTCGTTCGAGTCCGCTTATTCGCGCGTCAAGAGCGGTGCGTCGGCATCTTGCGGGTGCCTTGCTCGCGAAAAATGGTCCGCCAGTGCGACCAAGCACGGCGGGAAAGGCACTTCAGAATACGGCTCTTGGATCGCAATGAAGCGCAGGTGCGAAACGCCTACCGATAAAGACTATGCCGGGTACGGCGCGCGTGGGGTTACGGTCTGCGCCGAATGGTCCGCCGATTTCGCGGCGTTCCTTGATCACGTCGGCAAACGCCCGGCTGGCACCACCCTAGATCGCATCGACGCGACGCGCGGCTACGAGCCGGGAAATGTGCGGTGGGCGACACCCCAGGTTCAGGGCCGGAACCGTCGAGGCACGTTCGTCTGGAACATCAAGGGCCAGACGTTCGGCAGCATCACCGAAGCGGCAACGCACTTCGGCGTCAGCGAGCATTCGGTTTCGAGGTGGGTCAATGGCGCTTTCGACAAGCGCCGGAACACTAGGACCGCACCGCGCCCCGATTGCACCGTCGAGCGGAGGTACGCATGACGATCGTCTATCACCCTGAAATTGAGCAGGGCAGCACGGAATGGCTGGCTATACGCTGCGGCGTATTGAGTGCTTCTGAGATGAAGCTGATCCTGACGCCCACGCTGAAGGTCGCGAACAACGACAAGACGCGGGCGCATGCCTACGAATTAGCAGCCCAGCGCATCACCCGGTACGTCGAGCCGCATTACATCGGTGACGATATGCTGCGCGGCCACGAGGACGAGATCCGCGCGCGCCTGGCATACACCGAGGCGTTCGACGCCGTCACCGAGTGCGGGTTCGTCACGAACAACCGGTTCGGCTTCACGATTGGCTATTCACCGGATGGCTTGGTCGGCGATGACGGACTGATCGAGTGCAAATCTCGCCGGCAGAAATTTCAGGTGCAGACGTTCGTCGATGGCACGCCGGAAGAACACTTCCTGCAGCTGCAGACCGGCTTGCTCGTCACCGAGCGGGATTGGATCGATTACGTCTCGTACTCGGGCGGCATGCCGATGGCTGTCATCCGCGAGGGTGTGAACGAAGCCACACAAGCCGCGATCGTCGAAGCCGCCACGTCCTTTGAACAGCGCGTCGCCGACATCATCGGCGAATACGAAACCCAACTTTCCGCCGGCCGCATCCGCTGGGTGCCGACCGAGCGTGTCATTGAACAGGAGATATATCTGTGACCAGTGAGTTCCGCACAGTGCCGGGGTTCACTGATTATGAAGTGAGCGCATCGGGCTGCATAAGGCGCCGGGTTGCTAGCAAGCGCGGCCACCCGGCGGGCAATATCGTCCGGCCTTGGCTCAATAACGCTGGCTATTCCATCGTTACAATGTCCGGCCCCGATGGCGCGAAACGTCGGCCTGTCAGCCGTGTAGTTTGCGAGGCATTCCACGGCCCCGCACCGACGCCGGAGCATCAGGCCGCTCATAACGATGGCGACCCCGGCAACAATCACGCGAGCAATCTCCGTTGGGCGACGCGCGTAGAGAATATGGCTGACTGCTTACGCCACGGAACCCGGGCAATCGGGGATCGCCACGGGCGCAAGACTAAGCCCGATCAGACATGTCGCGGAGAGAAGCACGGCGGGGCGAAGCTGACCAGCGAAGCCATCCGAACGATCCGGCTGCACCCTGCCGCAATCGGAACAGGTGTCGCACTCGCCCGCCAATTTTCCGTCAGCGCATCGCTGATTTGTCGCATCCGTAAGAACAAAGCCTGGAGGCATTTATGAGCACAGATATGAGTTCCGTCATCGTCGCGAAATCCGACCAGATCAACGCCGACGACCTGATCGCCGGCCCCCGCGTCGTCACGATCGCTAGCGTGAAGATCAACCCCGGCACCGAGCAGCCTGTGCAGATGGCATTGGAGGGAACGGACAAGCTGTTCCGCCCGTGCAAGACTGTCAGCCGCGTTATCGTTGCGCTTTGGGGAGCCGATGCCAGTCAGTATGTCGGCAAGTCCCTGCGCCTGTTCCGCGACCCGAGCGTCACATGGGCAGGCGTCAAGGTTGGCGGCATCCGTATCGACCAGGCATCCCACATCGATGGCGAAAAGTCGCTGGTCGTGAAAGAGAGCCAGAAGGTCAGCAAGCTCCACAAGATCAGGCCGCTGGTCGTCGAACAGAAGGTCGACGAAGCCGCTGTCTGGGCTGAAACGCAGATCGCCGCAATCAAGGGCGCAACCGACATCGAAGCCCTCGATCGGGTAATGACGCTTGCCGCGAAAGGTATCGCTAAGCTGCGCGCCAACAGGACCGAGTTGAGCGACAAGATCGGCGAGACGGAAGAACGCCGGCGCGACGAGCTGGCCAACCCTGCCGCATCCGAAGGCCGCGACCAGACCGACATGGGCGATGGCTTCACCGACGATCAGGAGTTCGTCGCGTGACCCTCCCCCACTGGAAGACCCACCGAACGGACCGCACCGGCACCCCGCAGCCGATGCCGTTTTTGAAGCAGCTTGCGGTCAATTGGAACCGGCTGTGAATGGGCGCATGTTCGTCTGCGGCGACATTCACGGCTGTCTCGACGCGCTGATGGCCAAGCTGGACGCGATCGGCTTCGACAAGTCCACCGACCGACTGTTCGCGCTGGGTGATCTGGTTGACCGCGGGCCGGATAGCGTTGGTGTTCTCGCGCTGCTGGACGAGCCGTGGTTCGACAGCATCCAAGGCAACCACGAGGTGTTCATGATCGAAGCCATGAAGCCCGGCAACGACGATGCGCAAGGTATGCACGTCGTCAATGGCGGGGCTTGGTTCGCGATGCTCGGCGACGAAGAGCAGCGGCGTCTGACAACCAAGGTTGCAGCGCTGCCCGTCGCGATGACGGTGACAACGCCAAGCGGACGCAAGGTCGGGCTCGTGCATGCCGACTTGCCGGGCACCGACTGGGACGAGTTCATGGACCGGATCGATACCCCACAGGTGCGCGACTATGCGCAGTGGGCCAGGGAACGAGTGCGGGAAGCTCGCAGCGGCAACCTCGTCCCGATCCGCGGCGTCGATCACGTCTACTTCGGCCACACGCCGGTCAAGCAGCCGATCCGCGCGGCCAACATGTCGTGGATCGATACCGGCTGTTTCGCGACCGGCAACATCACCGTGGAGGAACTACTATGACGAACACGGATCATTCCACCGCAGTGAGCGGGGCAGAGGATAGGGTTGTGGTGGAGCGCTACCGGCATCTGAAGCGCGGCACGGTCTATGAGGTGGTCGGGACTGCAGAGTTGCAGGCCGAGCAGCTACAGGGCGATCACGCGGCGCTGACGATCTACCGCGGCGAGAATAGCAAGCTGTGGGCGCGCAACACCGCTGAGTTCCACGACGGCAGGTTCGAACGTCTCGCAGCCCCAGCGCAAACCCCCGAGCGCGCGGATCCGGTGCGGGAGGCGGACATGGAAAAGGCGTTTTTGCGCGGTTACGAAGAGGCGCGCCTAGATTGGCCGAATGACGAGCGGGAGGTCAGTGCCCGTCTTTATGTTGCCGGTATGCGCGTCGCCCTCGCCGCCACCACGTCCGTCCCTGCGATCAGCAAGTCGCAAGAGGACAGCTTGATTGAGGTTCTCAAGCGCATTGATGACGGTAAGTACCCTTCCTTACAGGATCGGGTTGATGCAATTCTAGCCTCCACATCCGTCCCTGCGATCAGCGACAATAAGTTAAAGGCACAAGCCGCGCTAAACCATGCGGCTGCGCGGATACTTCCAGGCTGCGTGGATGACGGCATGTACCGGACTGCAAGCGGTAAATGGGCCAAGGTGCGCGAGGATGATTTGCGAAATCTTGCCGCTGCGTATGAGACTTTCTACCATCTGAAAAGCATGCCGCTTGTTACCACCCCCACGATCAGCGGGGAGGGGGAGAAGCTGCGGGAGGCGGCTGAGAAGGCGCGCGCGCAGTTCCAGTTCTACGCCGACGAGCATGGCAAGGCGGGCAAATACGAAAAGGCGCGCACCAACGCCGGTTTCGCCGAGATGCTTGAAGCCTCTCTCGCCACCCCCGCCGCCGCAGAGAGCGAAAGGGCTGGAGCCGGCTGGATCGTGGGTTCTGCGGATCGCAACCGCTGGCGGACTTGGGCCGATGGCGAATGCCGCTGGGGTGATGATCGCGAGCAAGCGACACGGTACGCCCGGCGCGCTGATGCTGAGGCTGTGCATGCCGAGGACGATGATGCGTGGATTGTCGAGTTCTACGACCCGGCTTCCGCGTGGCTACCGATCACCGACGACGCAAAGTCGGGCAAGCTAGTCGAATTGGTGGTCGACTACAGCGAAGGGGACCACCCACTACAGGATGGTATCCTCGCCTGCACGGTCGGGTTCAATACGCTCGCCGACACTGGCGTAGACGAATGGAAATTCGCAGGCTGGTGCTGGACGCATGACCATTTCGTGCAAGGCAAGGGGGCGCCGGTTGCGTGGCGTCCGTCGCGCCTAGGCGCCTGTGACGATGGGCTTCCCGCACTGCCCGACGCCGCACCGATCGGGTCTGACGACGCGGGGGATCGTTCTGCCGACGTCGGGAAGATGATACCCAAGGGCATGAAGCCGTGGGGTGGCGACGAACGCGCGCCTGATGATTGGGACGGTGGACGCGTTCTCGGAGATGATGGCGAGTTCTATGAGCCATATGAAGACGGCGGACTAGATTGGCAGCACGGCCTTTCATCCCGCGACATCGGCGCTGACATCATCGCCTACACCCCCGCCGCCCTTTCGCCCGCCGGATCGAAGGAGGAGGCGAAGTGAACCGCACGGAACATCTCTTGTCGTGCCTCGCGGAGGAGTGCTGCGAAGTCGGCCAGCGTGTCAGCAAGGCTTTGCGCTTCGGCTTGTCGGAAGTGCAGGCGGGGCAGCCCTTGGATAATGCCGAGCGCATCGCGGAGGAACTACGTGACCTGTGGAGCGTCGCGCTGATGCTGTCCGACGAGGGCCATCTCGGTCTTGCGGACTTATGGCCGACCGTCGAGCAGACGCGGGCTAAGCGCCAGAAGATCGAAAAGTTCATGGCGATCAGCCGCGAGCAAGGTGTCCTGTCATGAAAGAGCCAAACAACCAGGCGCTCCGAGCGGACCCTAACCTGTGGTGTCTGCATACAATCGGACCCGACGATGTGAACGCAGCACCGGACTTCGAAACCGCCGTGCAGTGGGCAGCATACCACAACCGGATGACGGAAGAGTACACGGTCGCCCGCGGAATGCAGAATGATCCGCACTGGCCGTTCACCCGTTCTGTCGTCGCGCTGTGGCCGTGGAGTCCAGAGGCGCACGCCGAGGACCTGCCTAAGAGCATCACCGCATGTACCCCACCGATCGCCACCCTCACCACCGACCGCCACGCGGAAGGACGGTTCGCGGGGCTGGAGGAGGCGGCGGAGATCTGTGAGCAGCAAGCGCGCGAGTTCCTGAGCGAGCAGTACGCCACGCCGCAGCCAATTGGGTCGATCATGGAGCGGTTCGCGTGCACCGAATGCGCCACCGCCATCCGCGCTATCGCAAAGGCAGGTCAGTCATGAGCGGCGCGGAAGTAGAACGGGTGGCCGCTTCCTTGGTCGGTACGCATCGACGCCTAATGACGCAACTCGGCAGTCGCTGGGTCAAGGGGACCGGCTTCTGCCATCGCAGTGTCGGCCATGATCTGGAAGCGATGGGCCTCGTTGAGAGCCGTATGCACCGCAATGAGCGCCAAATCCGCGCGATGCCTCTCGGCCTCGCTGTCCGCGCCCACCTTCAAGGACAACCATCATGACCCCAGAGAAGGCCTATCGCGATCTCGCGGATCGGGTGGAGGGGGCGGAAGCTGGCGATCGCGATCTGGAGGGCGTGATCTGCCAACTTGTCGATGGCGTCCCGGGACAGCCGACGTATTGGGGGAACCCGCCTACGCCCCGGAACTGTGTGCCGAGCTACACCACTTCACTCGACGCGGCGATGACGCTGCTTGTCGAGCCCTGGGATCACATGGAGGTCTATCAGCCCGACCACCAGACACTCGGCTGGACGGTCCATGTTTTCGCGAACGCCAACTTGGGTGGCCAGTGGTCAGGGTTCGCACAGTCGCACCCGCTCGCTTTGGTAGCAGCCGCGCTTCGCCTCCGATCACATGCTGCGCGTATCGGGAGGGTGGGATGAGCGAGCGTGAAGCGCAGTATGTTGCCGGCCCGGTCTGGCAGGACCCGGATGGCGACGGCGACGATGGCCCCCTGTGGACCGCGGAAGTTCAGACGATGGGCGGTTACGCAGTGGTCGCTACGGTGCATGGCTCGACCGAACAGGAGGCCACGGAACGCAGGGACCGCACTCTCGCAGCCCTAGCCATGCCGGACCGGGAGGCGATTGCAGACCCGTGGCAGCCGATCGAGACTGCGCCAACGAACGCGTCGGTGCTCGTCTTCATCCCGAATGCCGAGCATTACGGGCACGGTGTGTACCGCGCGATGCTGGTCGACATGGGAACCGGGCGCCGATGGATGACGACCGGCTATGCCATCGGTCGGGACTGTCCGGTTGATGGAAAGCCGACGCATTGGCAGCCGCTACCCGCCGCTCCCCTCGCGCTAACTGTGGGAGGGGGCCAATGACGAGGCCGTGGCCTAAAATGATGAAGCGCGGAACCGCAGCCGCCTACTGCGACCTATCGCCTGCCAAGTTCATGCAGGAGGTCGCAGCCGGTCGCATCCATCAGCCCGTGCCGTTCGGCGGTGAGGACCACTGGTGCATCGACGATCTTGACGAGGACGTTCGGCAGTTGACCGGGCGCGCCTACGATTGGCGGAAGGAGCAACCGGGTCTTGCCGCCTAAGCAGTTGCCTTGGATCAAGCACGTGCGCTCGAAGGGCCGCGACTATTATTATTTCGACACCGGCAAGATGGTCGGTGGAAAGAAGGTGTTCGCGAAACTCCCGCATATCCATGAGCCGGAGTTCGCGCGGGTCTATGCGACGCTCAGGGGTCACAGAACGCGAGCGACCAAGACGGTTGACCGCGGTGTGACGATTCCGGTGCTGGTTGATCTATATCAACGCGGCGACAAATACGCCGAACTGGCAGCGAACAGCAAGCGGCTCTACGATCTGTATCTGACCCGGCTGGGCGCGCTGCTGCCAACCGCGCCCGCGCGGGCGATCGAGCGGCACGACATCCTGTTGCTCTTCGACAAGATGGGGAAGACGCCGGGCGCCGCAAATATGTTTCTAGCGTCGTCGGGAGCGATGTTCAAATGGGCCAAGGACCGCGGCTACATCGATCGCAACCCCTGCGACGACATCACGCCACTGAAGGTCGGCGAGCACGATCCTTGGCCGACGCCGGTTCTCGTGGCCGCGCTGGCAAGTGACGAGCCCCGCGTTCGGCTCCTAACCCACCTTCTCTACTACACCGCCCAACGCCTTGGCGACGTTCTTAAAATGACATGGGCCGACCTGCGTGGCGACCAGCTATTCGTTCGCCAGCAGAAGACCGGCAAGGAGTTGCTGATTCCACTCCATAGCGCGCTGCGTGCCGAGTTGGCAGGCGCGCCCCGTGCCAGCCTCCTGATCGTCACCGCGGGTCGCGCGAAGCCTATGGCACAGGTCACAGCCCGTAAGGCGCTCAAAGACTTTGCTGCCACGCTCGGCGCAGATGTGGTGCCGCACGGCCTCCGCAAAAACGCCGTCATCGCCCTACTCGAGGCCCGGTGCAGCGTGGCTGAGACGGCAGCCATATCGGGCCAGTCGCTTCGCCTGGTCGAGTATTACGCGCGGCAACGGAACCAGCAAACACTAGCATCTGCGGCGGTGCTTTCATGGGAGCGGAACGGATGAGGACCATTCAAACATTGGAAAACAGTGCTATCCAGCGACGTAGTTCTGCGGTACTTTGTCATGGGCCCGTAAACGACGTTCAGTACTGGTCGTGCAGCGCCTGCTCGCCCAGCACGGTCGCGCCGAGTGGGCCGGCGTTGCCGCCCAGTGAAGGCGGCACGATGTAACTGTCGGTCAGCGTGACCTCCGGCAGCGCGACATAGCCGCCCAGACTGCGCGTCATCGCGGCGCGGATCCGCGGAAAAAGGTGTGAGGCATTCATGACGCCGCCGCCCATCACGATCCGCCGCGGAACGCCCGTCAACACCAGCGTGTGAAGCAACTGCGCCAGGGCATGCGAAACCCCGTCCCATACCGGGTGATCCGCCGGAGCCTCATCGGCCGGATGGCCGATCCGTGCGGCGATCGCCGGGCCCGCAACCAGTCCCTCCAGGCAGGCACCATGGAACGGGCAATTGCCGATCCAGTCGTCGCCCGGCGCGCGGACCGGCCGGATATGCCCGAGTTCGCTGTGGGTCAGGCCGTCGATGGGGCGGCCCGCGGCGATCATGCCGACCCCCACGCCGGTGCCGACCGTGACATAGGCCATGTCGGCCAGGCCCTTGGCGGCGCCCCAGCGTGCTTCGGCCAGCGCGGCACCGACGACGTCGGTGTGGAAGCCGGTCGGTACGCCGTACCGCCGCTGCAACCAGCCAGCGATGTCGGTACCCGCCCACCCTGGCTTGGGGGTCGAGGTGATATGGCCATAATCGCCGGCATGGCGGTCGATCGAGACCGGGCCGAAACTGGCAATGCCCAGCGCGACGAAGCCGCTCCAGCGATCGAGCACCGCCTCGATCGCCGCCAGCGTCTCGTCGGGCCGCGTGGTCGGGATGCGCACCGTCTCTTCGATCGCATCGGGGCCGCGCGCCAAAATGCAGATGCACTTGGTGCCGCCGAGTTCGATGCCGGCAATCAACGGGGCCTCGGTCATGCGCAT